ATGACAGTTGAACAAATCCGCGCGTACATCCTCGACAACCTCAAGAAGACGGGGAAGAAGCCGGAAACGGTAATTACCACTGCATACGGAGACAAGGAATGGGGATTCATTCACCAGTACCGTATGATGGCGAACGTGAAGAAGGGCGACGTAACGTATGCCTCTCCTGAGTACGTTAGCCTGATGGTTATCTCTGAGTCGGTTACTCCTAAGCTGAAAAGGCAGAGGGAGGAATCTATTGATATTGATCTTGAGGACATCGTTACTATCGCAGACGCCGAGTAACCACTAACGACTATGCCTACACCTAAGAAGACACAGCAGAAAGCCAAGCCCGCAAAGCCTCTGGTAACGATTGCTCAGGTAATCTCAGGAGGCAGCAAGAAGCGCAAGAAGTAACCAGTAACAGCCAACGTATCGAAAGGGCATCCTCTAACCGGGATGCCCTTTTTGTTTTCCCCTATCGCGCTTCGCGCGTCCTGCCACGTCTGGCGCATCCTGACGCCATCCCGCGCCGTCCGATACCGGAGGCAGGATCAGGACGCCTTAAATCGAATCGTGGCGTTGCGCTTCCTCGCGTTCCTTCTTGTCTCTGCGCTTCCTGTGCAGGACTTCAAGCGTAATGCTGTACGCCGTCATTACGAGAACGTATGCGCCAACGACAGCCGCTACCGTCTGCCAGATGGCAGGCACAGCCGCCCATGACAGGAGAGCAAAGGGAATGGACACGCCTAGGACTCCCTTGGAGCCAGTGCCGATAAATGGAGAAAAGTATTCGTGCATAAATTTAAATGGGTATCCAGACGCTATGCAGGGCATCCCACATAAAGCTTATGGTTGCGCCTCCCCCTCCTATGTAGTCAGGGCTTAGCACGCCAGTTACGTTCCCACTGTAGGTAATACTGCTTACGCTGCTGTTCACCGTGTAGGTAATCGTCTGGCCATCGAATGTACCGTTATCAAAAGTAAAGTTGATCGTGCCGTTAGCGTTAGTCAGCAGATAGAGAATGTTGTTTGCTCCTGCTCCCGTAGTAACAATGTGTTGTGCGCTGTTCCCTGTGGAATTGCGCTGCACATTGATTCCCTGTCGCGTGTATCTGGCGTCAGACTCTACCGTAGTGTAGTAGGAGACGCCGGGAGTAGGAATCGAAGGAGCACCGTCTATAAGGTCATTCTGAATTGTAAAATTGCGCTGGTACACGGTGAAGGCTTCGCCTCCCACCGGGATTACCTGAATTGAAAGCGTAGGGGAGATGCACGGCAGGTTGCCCATGACTTCCTCTATCGAAGCCGTATCAAGAGAGAGATTGCCTGTCAGCACGTCAGGACTAAATGAGGCAGTCCACGAATTTTGCAGCGCAATGGGATTCTGATTCAGTCTGACAATCTGCATTGCTGGCAACGTAGAGTCACCATCCTGTAGGACGTTGATAGGGACTGAGCTTGCAGGAGCCAGCGTAAGAGACGTGCCGATTAAAGCGGACTGAACGCCATTAACACCGTTAGTAATCGTGTATGGCCCGCCACTATTGCCGAGTACGGTTGCTGTTCTCCAATTCGTTGTTAGAGCACTCTGGATAGTTGCCTGTACCTGTGCGGCTGTGGCGTTGTACGCGAGAGCAGAAGTAGTCTGGCTGGCGTCAGTATCCGTAATGGTAAACGTGCCTGCTGTCGGCTGTGCTCCTAGTTCACCTACTGCCACCGTGACAGCAGCAGCAGAGTAATCAATGTCTGTGTAAGGAGGATTGCTGCCTGTCGCTTGCAGGAAGCGCAAAGCGAGAGTGACGGTATCCCCTTGGAATACCGTAGGCATGATTGCTGGTACTGTGCTCGTAGAGCTTCGTACTAGCTGACGGTTTTGTACGTCTATGAAAAGTGAGACTGTAGGCTGTGCCATGATAGCAGAGCCAAGGAGTCAACCTAGTCGAACGGGAGAACTACGCCGTCTGTGTCGAAAGCATCAGGTCTAGTCTTCCTGATATGTGCGTCTATTTCCTCTAGCGTTAATTCGCGGGGAGCAGGGTCTACAGGTAGCTCTGAAAGACCTTCCATTGCCTTTGCTACCATCTGCTCTAGCCAGATACCTTTAGGGCATACGCTAGAATCTTCCTGAGTGAGAGGACGTACCGCACAACTTTTAAGCGTGCAAGTGGAGCAGACTAAGTTGCGCTCTGCTAGCTGCTGTAAGGTCATTAGGATAAAGTGGCATGGATTGGCCCTGTAACTCCTACGGTAGTTGTGCCCGTAGCCGTTGTAGTAGGGGCAGGCAGGGCAATCCAGTCCGAATAGATAGTAGTGCTCGCTGCTGTGTTTGCAGGTATCGTAATGCCTACAGTTTCGTTTGTGTACGTTGTTACGCCACCGTAGATATTCGCCATGCGATACGAGACGGTATAGTTTAAATCAGAGCGAGGCACAAAGCCGATTGATAAACCTAAGCGGTACTGTCCCCCTGTCAGGCTTACCGATGATCCATCATAGATACTTGTAGACGCTATAGGAGAGCTTTCCTCTAAAGGTAACGTGGCAAGCTTTGTTCTTGCGTTGCCCTGTACAGCAGAAAATGGGTAGGCGTCTGATAAAGCAGTCGAAAAGTTCTCAGTAACAACTATACCAGACTGTCCGGGGCAACTATGATAAGCCGTATCCGTTTCCCCCCAGCCAGTAGCGTTCCGATATGAAGCGCATGTATAGGAGACGGTAACGCCATCAGCGCAATACTCTGTGTGACCGGGAATGGCACAATCGTATGGCCAGTTGTTCAAAGGATTAGTGTAGGCAAACGGAACAACATTTCCGTTTGAGTCTACAATAGTATTGCTTGGGGTAACGGCCCCTGTAATGGGATCAACCGTATAAGTTATGGTGCCATCGGCAAAGCCACCAGCATCGGTGCTACCCTTATAAACAACAACAGCAGTCAGGTAATGAGGGGTGCCGTGATATTCGTTTGGTCCCGGCCCAGACCATGCAGCGTAACCATTCCAGTTTAAACCACAAGTAGCTGTCTGAGCATCAATGGAAATGCTAGGAGTCATGTTACAGTTACAAAACTGCCCATTAAAATTACGATCCATAGCTTAGACTCCCCACGGCCCTTGTAGAGAGTCATTGCAGACGCCAAAGTTCTGCGAACCTCCTACATACTGGAAAATTTGAACGCTTGCGCTGCCACTGCCGCCACCCGCAACCGTTGCGTTATAGGCAAACAAGGATTGATACAGCGTACCTGTTCCCCCTCCACTGCCACTAGGGGAAGTTGTGCTGTCAGGAGCCGTAGAGTCAGTGCTGTAGTTAATCATGTTGTCCGTAACGGTTATGTTTCCGTAAACGTCATAGCTAAAGTCTACCTGTGCGTAGACAACTCCTGTCCCTGCTGTGATTGTGAGAACAGGAGCAGGGGTATCGGTTAAGGCAGTGCCGTAGATGGTGGCAGGAAAGCCAGCGTGCGTGCCGGGATTTACAGTAACGCCGGGAGTGCTACCCGTACTGGCATCGAATCCCTGATAGGGAAACGTAATGCCAGTAGAACTTGAAGACTGATTTGCTCCTGAGATGGAAATACCGCCAAGCCCTAGCTGTCTGATGCGTATGTTTGGCCCTTTTTGGATGTTCTCACCTCTCCACAACTGAGAGACGATGCCAAAAATAACTTTCAGCCATTTGCCTTCTACTAGATACCCTTTGCTGTCTTCTATCTTAGACGTGTCTGGCAAATCTTTAATGGAGAAATGGTCAGCCATGTCTTAGGTGTTGTAGATAATCGTTGTTGCATCGCTGTTGAGTCCTCCTGTGAGAAGCCAAGTCTTCTGACAGTGGTAGACGTTGCCCTGCTGCGAGCTAGAGCCTCCTGTAAAGAGCCAGAAATAACCGTCAGGTGCGCTAGGTGCTGGCCCGTCAGGTGTTCCTATCTTCCCTACTCCTGTAAGATCAGGAGGGCTGTTGTCTATATACGAGCTAGACCATGTAGAACCAGCAAGTAGGTAGTCCTCTACACCTTCAAAAATGCTGCCAGTAGTCCAACCTTTGAAAACTGCACTGCTGCTGGTAGATACTGCACCCGTAGTAGGATCAACGAAGATTGCTCCATTAAGGGGACTGGCAGGAGTGCCTGCGATGTTGCTTACCCATAGCGGGTGCGTGCTGAGAGGTTCATTATGGGTAGCACGATCAAGCGAGTAAATCGGCTCTGGATAGTCGCCAGCTAATGGCCCTCTGTATTCAACCTCAAGAGTGCCTATGCCTGCCTTGTCTTCCGTTATGGTGTTTGTCCAAACGGTCAATAAGGGAAAGTCAGCGTGTGCAGTTCCTACTACCGTAAAAGAACTGTCTGAGATTAGGTCTACAAAGTTACCCCTGTACGTCTCTGTGAGAACGGCTACGCCTTCTCTACTAACCTTTAGTTTAGCTCCCGGTTGTCTAAGGATTGATCCTGACGGAATTGTGGGATACGTAGTATATGGACTGCTCATGCCAGAGCAGCACAGTCAACTATTAGCCAGCTATACCTATGGAGCTTTGGAGCTTCTTGAATGCAGCGTTAATCTCGGCAAGGTGCTTGGCTGCATCCTGTGCTGCCTTTAGCTGTGAAGCGTTGCCATAGTTCGCACCTGATACCCTGCCTCCTAAGCCGAGCTTGGCCAGTGACGAGGCTTCACCGTGAAACATGGTGGCGTCTAGCTGTGCGGCAGCTACGGCTTGCTGTGCTTCCTTCTGCTCCTGCAAAATCTTTGTCTTCTGCTCTGCAAACTCCTTGGCTTGCTGATCTACTTTTAGCTGAGCTTCCTTCTGTGCCGTAAGGGACTTCTCCGCTTGCAACTGTAGGTTAAGGAGAGTCTGCTTATCGCCCTTGCCCTGTGCGGCTGCGAGTGCATCAGCATCCTTTTTGCTCTGTGCCTTTGCGTCGTCTAGGCGTTGCTTATCCGTCTCGCCTATCTCTTTGCGTCTCTCCTGCTCAGCAGTAATCTCTTTTTGAGTGGCCTTTACCTTGTCGTCTTGCGCCTTCTGTAGCTCTTTCTCTCTGGTAATGGCCTTCTCCCATTCAAGACGCTTCTGCTCTATGTCTACAGGGTCTTTGCCGAGTGTGAGAGCGTCACCGTAGGCAAACTTGGCGTGCTCTTCTTGCTGCTTAGCGAGCTTGAGTTTATCGGCGTCAGTGCCTCTGCTCATCTGCTCTGCATAGACATCGCGCTGCAAGCCCTCTACCTTGTCTGTAGTCTCCTTGGCTTTGCGTGCTGCTTCCTTGGCTGCAATCTGATCCTCTAATGAAATCTCCTGATTCAGAGCGTCTATAGTCTTCTCATCATGCTTTTCGCTGGCAGCGTCTAGCTTCTCCTGCATCTGCTGCTGATGCGCTAACGCCTCTGCCTCTTTCTCATGCCCTTGCAGTTTCAACTCTAGGACAGCGTTAGCATTGTTGATTTGCTTCGCTCCCTCGGCGTCTTCCATCTCATGCGCCTTCTGCTTAAGTTCGTTGTATTCCTCAGCGTCTTCCTTAACTACCTCGCCAAGGTTTTTGCCTTCCTCGAAAGCCTGTACTACTACTTCTGCTCCTGCCTGTAGGGAGGACATCGCAGCGAGGTTATGCGCTTCTGCATCCTCATTTAGTTTCTTAATGGATTCCTGCACCTTCTCTACTGACTGGTGCGTTACGTCTGTGTCGATAGACAGAGCATCCTTGCCTGCCTTCTCCATTTTCTCGAAAGCCTCGTAGCCCTCGTAGACGCTCTTGACCAGTTCTGAGACTGCCATCAGAGCAATCATGCTGCCCATAGAGAGCTTTAAACCCTCTGCCATGTTTTCAAAGGCTCCCCCTATGGCTTCTGCTGAGTTAGTGCCATTAGCGGTAATGTCTTTGAAAGCACCCATGAAACGGGTATGCAGCGCACGCTCTGACTTTACGCCTTCGATACCGAAAGACTCAGTAACCTTAGATGCTGACTCCTTGGCGTTTTCCTTCACTCGCTCCATAGCGGACAGGAAAGGAGCAGGTGTACCTCCTATGGTAAAATTTACGTCTCCCATGATCTTACACAGCCTCCGCAAATGCAGGGTTAGAGCGCAGAGTCTCTACCTCAAAATCACTCATCAAATTCTTGTTTGGGTAGCCTGCTGCTTCATTCTTGGCCATTGCCCATACGAGCATCTTGCCTAGTGGCATGTTCTCTATGTAGTCAGGGGTACAGCTATCCAGCAGGGAAGCTGCTGTTACGAGGAAACCGTCTAGCTTGCTGTCGTCGCTGGCCTTGTCGTTTTTCCAAAAGGGGAACTGTGGCAGGTAGTCCTCTACGTAGCGGTTGAACGCTGCCAAGCCAACTTTAGGGGGCATCAGAGAAGTAACCTGTTTCCACATTGCCCACTCGTCAGACGCGAAGTTGCAAGCTTCCATAAACTCACTGTCTGACTTGGTAGAGCACGCGATAACGGCTAAGCGCATATCGTGCAACTCGACTGGCCCGCCAAAGATCAGAGGTGACTTGAGGGCAGTTAAAAGAATCCAGTGCCGTAGGCAGAAGGGCAGAAGCTCTCTGCCGAAAATAATGTGCGTCTGGTTAAAGAAGGCTTCGCACGTCGCCTCTGTCGCTGAAAGTTTGGGAGCCATATACAACGGCTCCTGTGTCAATGCGCCTTACGAGGCAGGCAGGTAGGTAACTCTAAGAATTGCGCTACCGTCTGGCTGAAATTGCACGCTGATAGACTTAAGCTCAGAAGCCGTAACGCCAGCAGGCAAAGTGAAGATTGCAGACAGTGCGGTAAGATCAGTAGCTACGTCAGCAGCAGAAATCTTCAAAGGGGGAGTAGTCCGCACCTGTGCAGGAGCAGGAGGAATGACGATAGGCATATACTAGGGAAGCTTGCTGTTAGTCATCATCTTAAAGCCAACCTTCTTGACGTGTCCGGCATTGCCGAGAATCTTTACGTCTCCTGTAATCAGGTAGCTAATGTTGCCAGTGCCGAGAGTCGAGTTAGAGAAGTTGAAAGCGATGTTAGTCAGAGGTGCAGGTACGTTCTGATTAGGGAACAGGGAAACCTCTACATCAACTTCTGTCATCAAATCAACGCCGTTGATATAGGCAAGAATACCATCCTCATCTACGATCTTTTCCTCTTCACTGTACTTAGTGTCAGGGTCAAACTTTGAAACAACACCTAGAGTACAGGTGGGAAAATTCTTAACTTGAAGGGCGGATGCTGGATACATACCTGTACCCGAATGTCAACCGCACTAGGAATCAGCAGGACAGGAGCAGACGTAATAGTAAATCTCTGTCTCTATCTTATTGTCAGAGGTCTTAGTGTCCTCATCTTCGTAGACGATGGCAGACAGAGTGAAGTTTTGTACTACCCTTGTGTCTGTGCCAGAGGCAGGAGGATTAATCGGCGTAGGATCAATACCAAGAGGCTCTAGCAAGTCTCGCAGAACCTCTATTCTCTCCCTGTGTATGTCTTCTGCATCGGTCACTTGCTCGTCATAAATTTCTGTGGCGAGGCAAGCCGTTAACTTCATTTCGTAGATGCCGCATACATTGTTTATCTGCTCTGGATTAGTCGCTGTGAACATCAGCGAGGGAGGCGAGACGACAGGAGCACTAGGAGCAGCAGGAGTCAGGGTAGAAGGGTTTACCTGTACCGTGTTGGCTGGCCCTGCAAGCCCTCCTGCATACACAGAGACGGTTTCTAAAACTGTGTCCGCTTGGTTTGCCTGTACGAAAGCGACAAACGCCTTTTCTGTCTGACTGGTAGGTGACTTCCTCATGGGAAGTGCCACCTGTCAACGTCTCTACTCCTTGCTCTGCAAAGCGTAGAACTTGCTGCCTAAAATCTTCTTGATGCGCTCAGTAAGCTTTATCTCTCTGTCTTTCAAAGCGTCTGCTGCTCCCGTTGCGCTTAACACCTGATCTGTGTAGTTCACTTCGTTACGGATGGTAATCGAAGGGTTCTCCTTGTCCGTATTGTCTATGACGCTGGCAGGGGTATCATGTTTGTAAATCCATGCCGGAATACCTCTGATGCCTCCTAGCTTCTTGGCACAAGCTGCCCAGCCTCCTTTAGCAAAGCCTACCTTGCCTTTCTCCTTTGTCAGGAACGGCTTTAGACCTTTCTGTACTTGCAGGATCAGAGAGGCGACTACGCCACCTCCTACCTTGCCTCGCTTCCATCTACGGTTATGGGCAGTGCCACCGTCAAAAGGTTGAATAGGGGTATTGCGGTTAAGTCCCTTGCTGTCTCGTAAAATCTTTGAAGCCTTATCGTACTGGCGAGCTTGAAACGCTTTCCAGAAACCGTCTGCCATGTCTTTGTTTTCAATCTGTAGCTCTTTGAAAACGGCTGATGCCTGAGCGTAAACACGGTTGTAGTCTCTGGCCAAGGCTTCCTCTCCCTGCTTCTTGGCTGCATCGTCTAGGCCGAAAGGCTGTGTGTACTTGGCCAATTCAACGCACAGCAGACGTGCCTCCTGCACCATGATCTTAGCAGGCTCTTCCTTGGTAAGCTTTACGATCTCTCGTAGCTTGCCGTCCATGCCTGAGAAATCTACATCAACCTTTAGCATTACGCGGTTACGTCCTGTAGCTCTAGCTCCCATGTTGTCTGTGTCGGACTGATGGTATCAATGCGGTACGTCCTGCTACGCTGCACCAGCAGCACGGTATTACCTATGGCAGGAGCAACGGGAGACTTGAGAATGTCGCACAGGGCAATAGAGATGGTGGCATGAGCTACTGACTGAAAGCCTCCCATGTCTAGGGGATTATGTACGCTCTCTATCCCTACAATGCAGGGGTAGGTAATCCCGTTGATAGTAGCTGACTCTCCTACTAGACCTTGCAGGGTTCTAATGGCTCCTGACAGCTTGGCTTGTAAATTTGTTTCCATCTTGCCTTAGCCGCCTTGTCAATGCTTCGCAGGAAATCTCTAAGGATCGCTTTACCGTCTGCCTCTGTGGAGCCGAGACAACGCGAAGCGATGGCAGTAACTAGCATTTCGTCTGACAAGGGGTATCTGATCCAGCCATGATGCCCAAGGAGTACGGCAGTATCTACGTAGACAGAGAAACCTAGTTGCCTGACGCGACGACAGAAGAGCCAGTCTTCCGAAAGGTAGCGGCTCTTGTCCGTTGTCTCTGCGATAACGCCAACATCAAAGAAGCTGATGCGCTTGTCTTTGAATTGATCGTCTGTGTATTCCAGCTTGCTCTTGAACGCTTCGCGGTAAGCCTCAAGTATCTTGCGAGGAATCAACATGCAACCTGTGCCACACTCGGCAACCTTCAATAAATCGTCAGAGCCTACCGTCTCGCCGGGAAGTCTGTTGTAGCAGAAGCGAAGCTCTGCCGTTTTAATGGCGTACTGTCCGCACACTACAGCGTCTTCTCTGCGAGCATCTACAATGCGCTTAATATCGTCTGGTACGAAGTCTAAATCAGTGTCGAGAAAGAGAAGGTAATCACACTCTGTCTTGTGCAGGAAATCATGCGTTAGGTTGTTGCGAGAGCGAGTAATGAGGGAATCGCCGGGATTTACATGCACTGCAAAGCTAACGTCATCCCCCGCAAAAAGCTGATCCTTGGTAGTGACAAGGTGCATGAGGGACTGCCAAAACTCATGCCGTGCGCCATCGTCTACAGGCAGGCAGATGCAGATGCTTACTGGCTTTTTGCTCATGCCAGAGAGGGAGAGTCAACCTGTGCAAAAAAGAAGGCTCTAGGAATTAACCTAGAGCCTTCCCACTTATGAATTAGGAACAGACTAACGACTGACAGCTTTAGAAGCGGAGAGAGACAGTCACGTTGTTTGCTGAGATGTTGCCGTTAATGGCAGAGATAGCAGCAAGTCCTCTGATGTACGCACGAGCCGTAGGAGGCAAGCGGAACTGATCTGAGGTAGTAACGGTAGTGTTCGCATTAACCACCGTAGAGCCAAGCTCTGAGATGTTAGCGAATGTCACGCCATCTGCCGAATCTTGGATTACTACGGTGAGAGCACCAGCAGTACCAAAGTTAGCGAGAGGGTCAATGTCCACCTGTACGGCAAACTGCTCTGATGCAGAGTAGGACTGTCCGTTTAGGTAAAACGGAGTAGTAGTAACATTAGAGTTGTTAGTTGCCGGAAGCGTAGCAGAAGCAACAAAAGATGCGTCCTGTAGCTTGCGTTGATTTTCGAGTGTAAATGCCATAGTGATTAGTTCTTTCTGTGATTAGGCTTCTGTGTTGGTAATCGCGCTCGAAACTACGAGAGGCTGGCCAGCAAGCTCTGTAGGAGCAGGGGCATAGCCGGGATTACCTGTGCTTGATGCAGGCTGATAGCCAACGGCTGAACGAGCCTGTTGCAGCGTGTAGCTACCTACTTCATTTACGAACCAGCGCAGACCTTGGCGGTACTGTGAAGGAATCTTAGAGAGAAGCTGATTACCAAGCGCATCAGTGAGAGGGTGCGTAGCATCAATGTGCTTAACGCGGTACACGCTGTAGAGATTGGCAACGGTAAGACCGAACCAGCCCTTAAAGCTAGATACCCATGCAGGTTGCTTCTGGAAACCAGAGGTAGAGTTACCACCTGTTACAACTTGCTGCTCTACGAAAGGAGGCAGAGCCATAGAACCATTTTTGCCGACAGCGAGCGAAACGCCCTGACGGTGCATTGCCACGAGGTAGGCAGAGGTAGAAGCGTTAGCGGCTCCTCCTGCATCAATCTCGTAGTTAGTATCACCGTTAATCAGCGACACGTAACCGGGGAAGCCAAGGGCATCATTGCCAGTGCCGTAGTACATCTGCTGTGCGAGATGGAAGAATGCTGACTTAACCGCGCCGTCTGCTTCTTGAGCGAGGAAGTCTCCTAGCTGATCTCCTGAGCCTTCCGCAGTAAGCGTAGGAATCTCAAGATTAACGAGCATAGGATACATATCCTTTGTCTCTTGAACGTAGGTAGACTTGCTAGTAGTGACGCCTTGCCCGTGCTTGACGAATCCAGCAGCAGGAAGCGCAGTTCTGCGAGTGACCTTGTAGGAAGTTCCCTCTTTAGGAAGGGCTTCAATATATTGAAGCTCAGGGGCAAAGCTAATTGCTGATTCTACGAGTCCGATAACGGGATCAGAACCAGAGCGAGCCGCCAAGTCTAAAAGTGTATATGCCATAGTAGTAGTTATTTCTTGTTGTTGATTTGTTCTGAGAAGGCAGCCGCAACACGGTCTAAGCCCTTAAGGGCAGTAGTTTTTCCGTCTGGCTTTGTTGCAATCGGCGTAGGGATACCTACGGCTGCAATTTCTCTAATGACTTGCTTAGGAAGCTCAGCTTTGAGCTTCTTATTATCTGCTACGATTTTGGTAACGGACTTAGCTAGTGACTTGAGCTTTTCGGCTCTAGTAGCTTTGCTCGCTGATTCGTCGTTAGCGTCGTCTGAGTCGTCAGGGGTAGCGTCAGACTCGTCTGTAGAATCAGAGTCCTCTGTGCTGTCGTCTGACTCGTCAGAACCGTACTTGCTGATAAGCTCCTGCAAGTCGGCAATGAACTTGTCCAACTCTGAGCTATCGTCAGCAGGAGCGTCTTCTGCGGGTGCTGTCTCGTCATCAGCCTTTGCAGATGCAAGAGCCTCTAACTTCGCTGACAGTTCCGAAATTGTGTTGTTAGCTGTAGCGAGCGCAGCCTTTGTCTCATCAAGAGCAGTATTAGTCTTGGCTTTGAAAGCAGAGAAGTCGGGGATTAAATCGGCAATCTTCATGTATGAAGACGCCGACGTGTCAACTAGGGGAGAATCCTAGTAGTGAAAACGGAAGGTATAACTACGAAGTAGCAGGACTAGCTACCGTATTTGAAGGAGACTCAGAAGGAGTCTCACTAGGAGCAGCAGGCTCTTCTGCTGGCTCAGGGGAGAAATCAATTTCTTGCAAGAGTGCTTCGTAAGAGTCGTCTTTGCTGCCTAGCTGATCTACAAGACCATTCGCTAGAGCGTCGATACCTAAGAAGGTTTGTCCCTGCATCGCTGCATCAGGTACTACTGCCTCATTCAATGCACGCATGGTCACTACGAAGTCACGGAACAGGCCGAAAATGCGGTCTACCTGAGCCTGTAGCTGTGCTCTGTGTTGCTCGCTCAGGGAAGGAGCAAAGCCAATGGCCTTAAACGTGCCTCCTGTGTTAATTACAGGATCAGCTTTGATACCCTCTTGCTCCCACTGTGCAGCACGATCAATCCACGGCATGTAAACGCCGATAGAGCCAATGTCTGCCGACTCCGTAGAGAAGACGCGAGTAGCACCAGCAGCGAGCCAGTAGGCAGCACTGCATATCTGAGAGTCTGAGAAGACGAAAACGGGAATCTCTAACGCTGTCTGTGCGATAGTCTCGGCAAGCTCTGGCGTACCAGTGACCATGCCACCGGGGGAATCAATGCAAAGCAGGATGCCTTTGACGTTCTGAGCGACAAGAGCCGCTAACTCTGTCTGTACGTCCTTTGTGTCCGTGTTCCCACAAGACTTTTCAATCTTGCTGAGTCCTTGGCCTATTACGCCTTTGACGTGTACATGACCTATGCCGTTTACATCAATGGCAGCAGGCTCTCTCTGTACGAAGAAGGCAGAGGCGTCTGTGTCGCTGTCTGCTTTAAATTCGCCATTCGTGGCGAATTTGGTTTCTAAGAGTCTCTGTATCGACGCATGACCGCTAGGCGTAATCAGCCAAGGGCGATAGTAAATCTGTTCTGCTACATGCTGTAAGCGCATGTAGAGAAGGCGAAGTCAACTCTAGTAGATTCGGCTGCTGTGACGGGGAGCAGGTTGCGGCTCTGAGACAATCGTAAGGTATGGCCACTGCTTCGCTACGTTTTGGAACAGGTCAAAGTCAGGATCAGGACTGCCACCGTTAGTAACAGGGTGCGCTTTCGCTATCGCGTTCAAGAGTTGAGTAGTCGTCTCTTCACCATCAACGGTAAACGTCTGGTTGTCCAGTTTGCCAAGGGCAGACTTGCCAGCGATTTTAAAGGTTATCATTGTAGGTAACTTCCTCTGAGAGCTTTTACGGTATGGTCAAAGTAGTCAGGATCATTCTTTGCAAATTCGATAGGGTCAGCGTGTAGTCTTTCGATTCCCATTGAAGTTACCTCTGTCGCGTAAGTTTTGCCAGACGCATCTTGATAAGTTTTACCTACGTAAGCGTTGTGGAATTTGTCTGGCTTAGTCACCTCGCTAGGGTCATAGGCTTTGTTGCCTGTAATGTCTCGTAGACGTTGCGGTTTCTCTCCTGCTGTTCTGCGAGCTACAAAGGCTGCTGACTGCTGCAAGACTTCAGGGTGATTAGCTTCTAGTACGTGTCCCATCTCATGCGCCATGACACTGCCTCTTTGCTCTGTCTGTTCCATAGCTACATACTTGCCCTCTGGATCAGCGTAGGAGCGTTCTTTGCCTGAGTCGAATAGCTCCACTTTATGAGGTATGTTTACGTCTCGCGTAGTGTACCTGTGATAGATGTCTATCCCTTCCTGTATCTTGTCAGCGTTCTTAAAGCCGGAAGGATCAGCAATAGGAGTGTTACCCCTGCTGCCTGCTGGCACTTCTACAAGTTTCCTCGCTCGCTCAGTAAGCGTGTTCTGCCTGTCGTTGTATTCGTTGTACGCTTTTAGGCTCTTTTTCTCTGCCGAGTTGAGTTGCTTTGTCAGCTTGGCTCTCGCTTTAGGATCAGTCTCTACCTCAAGTGCAGACTTGGCTTCGTTGTACTGCTGGTTTGCCTGTGCGTTCTGCTGAGCAAGTCGCGTTGTAATGCGCTCGTGATCGTCTTGCAGCTTCTTTAGACGCTGCCTGATGCGAGAGGGAGGCGTCTTGCTGGCAGGAGACGGCTTAGGCTTGCCCTGAGAGCCGCTAGAGCCTCCGCAGGGGATGAATCTACCTCGCTCGTCTCGGCATGGCTCAAACGCTCGTATAAGCGCACCGTAGAGCCGTCTAGCTTGCGAGAGAGAGAGCATCTGCTTCCCCCTTCATCTTCGTTAAGATGCCGTTAAAGTCGTTTAGTGCTCTGGCAAACTGCTCTTGCTGGTGAGGTGGCAGGAGCATGGCAGGGCGGGGAGCCGTTGCCTGTGCAGGTTGTGCAGGGGGATTCTGACTGCCTGAGAAGTCCTCTGGTGCGTCTGCGGGTGCAGCACCCGGCTTAGCCGGGAAGACGGTAAGGTATGGGATGCCTACCAGCTTGCATTGATCCATCTTGTACTTTTCCTCTAGGATGCGCTGCATAAGCTTAGGTTTGTAGTTCGTGCCTCGTGCGCTGTAGTAGTCCTGATAGGTAGTAAGGCCAGCTTCAATAGCTGAGATGTCAGAAGCAACCTGATTACGATCAATGTTAAGCTTGCACGGCCCCTGCCAGTGGCAGTGCCACCATTTAGGATCAGCACAAGCTCTGATACGTCCTTTGTTTATCATTACTGATACCCACCAGACATAGACGCGACGGCAGAAAGCCGTAGCGATCTTCTTCTGTATATGGTCAAAAAGGAATTGTGCATCTGCGAGCATGATGCGTGCGTTTACGCCTCCTAGCTCTGAGAGATTCCAGACAACTTCCAAGGGTAGACCTGTGCTTACAGCTACATCTCTGTAGAGCCATTCGAGGTATTCAATGAGATTAACGGAAGGTCTTTCACTGGTAAGCAGCTTAATATCCTCGTCTGCTCCTAAATGAGCGATAGAGCCTCCTGCAAAGAAGTCCTCTGCTATGGCAGTCTTGCCTGTTGGCTCTCCTGAGCCGTCAGGGTTAGTAGCAGTTTGCAGAAGCTCTCTCAGACTGCCTGACAAGCCCGCTTCACCTACGCCTTTGCCTGCTGACTTCTTGTAAACGACTCCTAGGAGTGAGTGCAGCTTGATGCTCGCTACCTCAAGTCCTTTGATGTCGAGTGCATCTAGTGCGCTGTTGGCTCCCCCATGAAAGGGGGAGATTGCACGCACCTGATTAGGACGTTTGTAGTCTGCTACATGGATCATGTTAGCAGCATCAACGTCTACGAAGCCTCCACCGTCCGTAGTCTGTATAGAGTAGGCAACTACCTTGCCATTGCGATTAAGCTTAACGCCATCCCAGTAGGTAAACTCTCCTGCCTCAAGAGAGCCGGGAGCAGCACCAGACGAGCCAACGTAACGAACCTCGAAATTATCGAACATCTGAACCTGTGGAGATTCCACCTGTGCAGAGTTTACGAGTGCTGCAAAGGCTTCGCCCTCGCCAAAGAAGTTCTCTGCCGCGTAACGCTGCATATCAAAGAATGACCATCTCCCCATTGCATCGCAGACAGTGGGATTAGTTGCCCATTCAACGAAGCCCTCTCTAATGATCTCATTCCATTCTGTGTCTGTAGTCTCTGGAATAGGGTAAAGACCTTCACCTACGCTGTAGCGTCCTACCTTCTTAATCATGCTTCCGATGATTCCTAGGTTTGCCTCTAGCATCCTCTTTTTCTTGAGGATGGTTTCTCGCGTGTACTGAGTAAATTCCTTCTCTGCGAACTGTGGCCAAGCCAAGAAGCTGTTGCTTCTCTGTCCGTCGATCTTGGCAGCATCGTAGAGAGTGTTGCCTAGTGCCTGTAGGCGATTGCGTATTACTGCTTTCATGGGTTAGCGTTGAATGTTTCCAAACTGGCCATAGCTCAGGACTCGCTGAGAGGCTTTTACCTGCGAGATAGGAGGCACGATCATGGCTCCTGTGTTTGGATCAGTGGTTACAGGTGCGTCTATGCCTGTCTCAATGCGACGTAAGGCAAGCTCTGCAATCTCCATGATGTCCATACGGGACATATTCGGGGGCAGAGTCCAATTACCAGAGCTACCACCTGTGGTAGTAGAGGTTAAAACTGTTGCGTCTCCACTAGTAACCGTTGTGAAGTTACCTAGCAGGAGGTTTAAGAGGAAATCGTTAGGGTTTGCCTGTGCATTTGCGACACGCACAAAGACGCTAACGATGGTTTGTTTATCGTAGGGAGCAGCCATTAACCAAGTCAGCAAGTCAACTTGGCTTTTACCCTGTCAGCTAAGGTCTTTAGTCCTCCCTTGCCTACAAGAGACTCTATGAGAGTGGGAATGATAAGCTGATACTTTTCGCAGTCTCCTAAGTGATTGTTTCCCTTGTCTGCCCATTTCGCCCCTGTCTTGTCCTGCTTCAAATACTCGTCTGTAAGCTGCTCTTCATAGTCCGTACCGATATTGCGAGGCAGATACCAGTTACCAGCTTCCTTACGTTTGATTTTGTTTAGGTACAGGTCATAGCGCAAAGCGTTATCGTCAAAACGGACTAGCTGAAAACGCTGCCCTTTGTGCTCCTGTTCTGACTCTTCTACAGTCTTTGTGAGTCCCTGTGTACGTGCTGCACCCTTTACCGGGATAAATTTGCCAGCAGACTTTAGGCAGAAGTCATAAACGCCAGACTCTCCCTTAGTTCGCCAGCCTGAGTCTATCAGGCAGAACATGGGAGACATGGGGTACTGCTTCGCACCTACCTTGTACGTCCTGTCTGCCACCTCGCTTAAAGCTTTCCAGTTTGGGAGTAGCTTGCCGTAATCGACTAGTGCGCTGCTGCTGTCGCTAAACCATGCTCTTACTATCCAGTGCAAAACATCAGCATTAACGTCTACCGTCAGACTCAATAGTGCTATGTCGTCTCTAGGTATCTGGCCTAGTAGGTACTCTGGCGAGTGAGAGACAATCGCCCTGATGTCCGTTTCGGTAGTGGTAAAGCTCTTCTGCTGGTGCGGTACTGCTAGCTCTTCATTTAGGAAGTTGCGTAGCTCTCCCGGTTTGCTTACCGATTGCAGGAACTTGACTGCGAGGTTTCCAAGGGTGCAAGCCTCATGGGGAGAGTACATCGACGGCAGACGCCTAGACGGTTTCCCTGATACACAGTTAGGGTTAGTGGGAATCCATCTCCCGTTAGCTACCATCGCTGGCAGTCTCTCCTGCCCTAAGCGTGCCTTGCAGCAGGGACACTCAAGAGCAGCCGTCTTCCTGACTGTCTCGTAGTTGTACGAGCCGTCCGGCAGCTTCGCTTTCTTGTCCCATACCACTTGCCCTAGGAGAGTGTCAGGAAACCACTGCCTTACGTACTCAGGGTCAAACTCGATTGCAAAGGGCTTTCCCTTGCAGTCAGGACAGGTAACGAAGAAGAGTCGCCTGTCACCATCAAGAAACGCTTTCCAGATGGCTCCTGTTGTCTCTGTGGGAGTCCCTGTCTTGATTACCTTGCTGCCAGCGTATGACTTTACGCGACTCTCTAGCATCGAGACGCCAGACTTTCCCTGCTTCGCCCATTTCGCTTCTACATCGTCTATCTCGTCTATAATCAGAATCTCGGCAGACTTACCCTTAAGGCTGCTCTCTGATCCTGAGCCAATGAAGTACAGTACAGAGTTATCAAACTGCTGTTGTAGAATCTTAAACTTGTCCTGATCTCTTTGCTTGTGCTGTAGAAGAGCAGGACTGCTCTCTACCATCGGTTGCCATTTGAGTTGTGAAAACTCCGTTGCGCCTTTGAAGGTAGGCAGCACCATTATTATGTTAGCTGGCTGCTGATCTATCCTATACGCGATACCTACAAAGACTCCTGTAGTCTTATAGACCTGTGCTGCGAAACAGTTCGCAGACTCAGAGACGCAAGGGTTACGGAAGTCCTCTAGTAGTTCCCTGATGTACGCGCAATGAGCAGTGCTGTACTGCCCTGCATTCTGTGTAACTGACGAGGGCAGGTAGACGTTTTGCTCTGCCCATTCCGTTACTGTCTGCTCAGGTCTAGGAGCAAGAAGGCTCCTGATGACTGCTGCCAAGTCTGTTGCTACGCTCATTACTGAGCGAGTGCGTCAACGCTGTACTTTCGACGGTTTACCGTTACCCTGTCGCCATGAGTGATACAGTGCAGGGAGCCGTCATTGCCGTTTGTGGAGTCCTAGTAGGACTTCTAGTAGCCGCTTACAACAACCGTAAAGAACGCGAGGAACGCAAGAACGCTCTGTTTAGGGAAAAGTGCGAGACGATAGCTGACCTGATGACGGTTAGTGCTCAGTGGTACAATAGGCTTACACTCTGCTACTCATTCGAGGATTTAAAGAAATGTTCGCCTCCCCCTGAGAACATGAAAATAGGAATGCTGGCGAAGCTCTACTTTCCTGCACTAGAGGACATCGCTATAGATCATGCTAACCTAATCGTTACTTACTATCACTACCTTTTAGACTTTGCTACGCCGATGGCAGAGCCTATGCCCATGTCTGTAGTTGCGAGGGCAGTAGGGCATGACAAGAAGGCTTATCTTGAGTGGGACAGGAAAATTACCGCTACGAAAATGAAGCTGTTAGACGGACTGAGCGAACAAATTAAGGAGCACCTTTAGAACTTAGTCGCTGCCTGACTGACTGAGCGCAAGAGCTTATCTCGCCACTCTGTCAGGGCTTGCTGTGCCGTCTCTGGTGACTGTGGATTGCATCTGGCTCGCTCAGACATGGGGAGAAGGTCTAAGGCGTTGCGTATCGGTATAAGAAGCTCTGCCATGATAGCCCTTGCCGTGTCCCTGTGGATCAGCTCGCCTGACTCCCTACGTATCGCCTGTGAGTCTCGCTCTGCTTCTACGAGTCCTTGATTAGCCCTCTGCCAGCTTGAGAGCAGGCTTTGCAGTTGTGCGTACTGCTTCGCGTTGATTGTGTTCCTGATGGTTTCAAAGATGCAGTATTCCATCTTCCTTGCTCGCTCTAGGCGTGCTTCCCATGTGTGCTCTGAGTCAGCAGGAGGCAGCAGCACAGGGGGAATGTCCTTCGCTGGCACTGTGGCAGTACCCGCGTCGGACTTCTTACGCTTCGCCCTTGGCTTGATGTTGCCAGCAATCCAAGTCTTTGCCTTGCCGATGTCATCAGTAGGACAGGGATTTACTTTCCTGCCCTTCCATTGTGATAGCTGGCTCTTGCTGATGCCAAGGGCTGTAGCTAGTTCGTCTTGCAGCACGGCTCTTAGTCGCGGCCAACGATTACAAGACGCTTCATTTTGCCAGACTTGTTATAAGTCATGGTCACGCGCTTACACTTCGTTTCATTGACTGCCTGTATCTCTTGAATCAACTCGTAGAGATGGTCTACTTTCGCTTTCGGTTTAGATGTCTTCATACAGTTTACTAGGCAGTCAACCTAATAAACATGCACGTTTCAACCGGACGACGTTATAACCCCACTGTGTTTTCAGCCGCGTAGAAGACTTCCTACCGGGAGGGATGCAACTTGCATGTTTCCAGTGTGCCACGATCAACTAGCTAGCACAAGCTCAGAGATATTGAGATTAGCAAACTCTCCATGATACTCTAAAGCTGCTGCATCTCTTGCTATGGCTCCCTCTTTGGCTGTGTCATAGAGTCCTAGGTAGATGTCTCTACCGTGTATGGTAAGCTCAGCATACCACTTGCCAGCGTCTTTATCGAAGCTAACTCCTACATAGCCGGAAGTGTTAAGGCTGCTCCTAGTCCTGTTCCTGTTGTTCTCAGATGACGTACAAAGGCGTAGGTTGTCCCTACAGTTGTTGAGTCTGTTCCTGTTGATATGGTCTACCTGTTTATCGGCAGGAGCGTTCATTAGTACCCTGTGAAGCCAGAGCTTTGACTTGTCGGGCAATGAATGGACTACATAACCCTTGGCCGATACATACCATATACGCGCATCGTATAAAGGTGCATCAGCATCATCTAGGAGCACCGTAAACGTCTGCCCCTTGCGGTTAGTGATTGTGCGTGTCGTCATTAGTTCCGCTCTGCTGCATCGCATTTCTGGCACACAGGGTCTATCCATGCGCCTTCCTCGTCTCTGCACAAGTGTAGGACTGCCTTGCCTGCAAAGCTCCTGCGATGGAATTTAAAGCCGCACTTGCAATGCCCGTTATCGTAAACGTCTTTGATAATCTCGTTTAATCTGTCGTCTGCTGTCATAGTGGTTTGTTCTTTCTAGTTATAAGTAATCCCATGTATCTGGCTCGCTTCGCGGCACAGATGGCAGTACAGGGAGTTTGTCTATCAAGTCGGCAAGCATCCTGCCTTCGTTGCGTAGGATGACTGAGGGAGCGTTAAGCTTTGCCAGTTCAAGTATGCGCTGTGCGCGATAGATTATCTTTTCCATTCGGTTAGCTGGCTAGTGCAAGCTCAGGGAAGTTGAGACGTGCAAATTCTTTGTGCAAACGGATAGCCTCTCTGTCTCTGGCTACGGCTGCTTCTGCTGGCGTGTCGAATAAACCTAAGTATGTGTAACGTCCGTTAGCACCTATGGTTGCTTGCCACTTGCCGGAAGAATGACGGCATACGCCTTTATAGCCAGAGTTATTAGTATGGTGGATTCTGCGATTAGACCCGTTTTGAGACTTACTACATGCTCGCAGATTGGCTCTGCTGTTGTTCAGCTTGTTACCGTCCTTATGGTCTATGTCTTTGTTCCTAGGGTTGCGTAGCAACTCCCTGTGTAGATACGAGGTAGTAGTCTTGCCTTGTCCTAACTGTTTCGTTCTGGCGACGTATCCGTTTATCATATACCAGCAATGAGCATCGTATATGTCTGCATCTGCCTCGTCTAATAGCACGGTGAACTTATCACCGTTACGCTTCGTTATCTGTCTCGTTATCATTCTCTGTGTCTCCTTCGTTTATTATTTGTTCTAGCTCCTCATCCGTCATCTCTTGCAGCCAAGGTTTATGCTTCTTGGCAAATTCTCCGTTGTCGTCTTTGATAATGTTTCGCACTAGCTCTACGCTGATTTTGAAGTAAGCAGCGAGGTTAAAGACGTTCCAGTAATCAAGCTCGTACATTTCCATGACCATACGGCTTAGCGTAGGCATGTCGTCTGTAGTAGGCAGATTGGTAATCGTAACAGCTTCTTCTAGTTCAAGTAGTCCTATGGTTCTCGCGTTAGACAATGCCTGATGTATGACGGATTCATCGCAGTTAAGACTCTCCGCTATGGCTTTGATCTCTGCTCCTTGCCTGTACTTGTCTACGATCTCCTGCTTTTCATCGTAAGAGATTTGCTCTAATCCCACGCGAAGCAGAATACCGTAACGCCTAGCAAGGTGTAGGATGTCTTCAATAGAATCTATCTTGTAATCTGTGCGAGCTTCTATCTCAGGGTTTGTCAGTCCGTGTAGGTGCATGTTTACTACTTCTGCCCTGTTCGCTGCTGACTTAGTATCGCTACGATCAGTCATAAGGAAGTCATCTGCCGTAACAACTTTAGCTTGCATGGCGTTTCTTCTCCTTCGCATCTTTAAACGCTTGCTTCACCAGTGCGACAGGCAAACGTAATTCCTCGGCAATAGTCGCATCGTTGTACATACGCTTAGCTAAAACCTGTTCTACTTGCTCTGGCGTCAGTTCTGTTACCATCTGGCTTATGAAAGGTGTAGTAGCTGGCAGGTTCTGCTTAGGCTGTGTCTTTTCTGTCCCTGCTACTTTGTTCTTTGTCGTCTTAGTCTTCTTGCTTCCTGCTCCACTGACTGCTTTATGTATCGTGTTTCTTGAGACGCCAAAGTATTTAGCGACAGAGGACATAGTGTACGTCTTCACAAGCTCTTTTGCTTCCTGCTTATCTGCCTCTGTCAGCTTCTCAGCACGTCCCCTCTGCGAGAGCTTCAATACGCTTCTGTCTCTCATAGTCTTATTTCTTGCGCTTGGTAGCTACTGTCTTCTTGATGATGACTCTATACACTGTAGCGAGTGAGTATCCCATAGCTTCTGCGATGGATAGCAAGCTGTAGCCTTTGTGATATAGCTCTACGATCTGCTCTCTTTCCTGTGGCGTAGTTCTACGCTGTCTTTTCTTCAATAATGACTTGTTCATGTTACTTCTCTTCCTTCTCTATAATTGTAGGTATGATGTCTAACATCTTCATTGCCTGTGCGAATACTTTCGGCTTCGTATCCGTTACACGATCAGCAAACTTGAGAGCAGCTACCTTTCGGTACTGCTCAAGCCATGCGTGTAGGTCAGGGGTGAAGACCTTCTCTGCTTCGCTTTCCAGATTGCTGCCTATGGGCAGAGTGTTTGCCCATACGTCTAAATGGCTCGCCAGTTCGCGTGCCTGTTGCACGGCAAAGACTGCTACCTCTAATGCCTTGTTACAGATTAGCTGTACGTCCTTATGCTTCTGCTCTAGTTCTGCGATGTCCATACTAGTCTAAATCCTCGTACAGTTTCACCAGAGGCTCTAGCTGTGCCTTAAGCTGCTCCTTGGCGTCATCTTCCCACTCGTCTAACGGCTGCTTCTCGAATATCTCGGCAATCTTCCTGCGAGTATCAGCAATGGTCTTTGTGAAGACGGCAAAGCCGTTGAAATCGTGTAGCACCTGTGGCCCGTGTCCTTCGTTAGGCTCTTTCAAGCCGAGTCGCACAAGTACCTTGTGGTACTCCTTCAAACCGTCCAGAGAGTTAATCTGCTGGTAGTTCATTTCCTTCGCTACCTGCATACACCTGTTAGCGGTACGCTCTGAGATGTCAGGGCAGTTGTCCTGTACCCATTTCATAAACTCACCGTGCTTTACCTGATCCTTTGCCGTGCGTAGGAGCGTACCTATGCGAATACGTTGATTCTCCATGAAGAGCCATACCTGTTGCGTCTGCTCTGCGATAGTGCAGCACTCGGCATAGGTGTTGTTGATCTCTACTGCAAGAGCCTCTAGGGAGTCCTGCTTAAGCTGCAAGCGTTTCTCTGCCTGCTGCTGCTCTTCTTCTAATACTGTCAAAGTCTGTGTCTGTGTATCTGCCATAATAGTTAGTTCCTTGTCGCGTTGTTTGCTTCGTTGATTGATTGTATGCGTGCGTCTCTGTACTTCGTAGACGCCTTTGCTGACTTCATGTAGGTAGACGGCTCTAGGTCTAGTGACCTGCAAAAGGCTTTCGCACTCTTGCTGATAGCTGCTCTGCCTATGCCGAGCGTGTCTCCTATGTCGTCCATTGATCTACCTGCACATACGCCACTGCCGACAGCAAACGCAACTGCCCATGCTTGGTTACGTGGATTATCTGCCTCTATGATGGAAGACAGAGCGTAGTTAATGATGTAGAGGAAGCGTTTAGAGGCTTCCCTGTATCCCTGTCGAAAGTCTTCCGGTTGAATCTCTGGCTCTAGGATGTCTACAGGATGCGTGAAAGTGGCAGCACGCTCTAACGCACGCTTGTACTCGCCATCCTCGTTAAAGTGCGGCTGCTCTCGCTCGTCTTGACTCATGCTTAGACGCCTCCTGAGCGACGTTTAAGGCTCTGGTAGACTTCGTAGGTTACGTCAGTGAAGAAGAGCACCCATAGCCAAACGGGAGCGTGTAGCGTCACCAGTAGGTAGACCGATAGCGCGAATAAAAAGATTGTCATAGTGTCTGCTGTATCAGCGACACACACTCATTCCCTGTACTTCAAACGGCATCAACGGAGACAGACCGCTTGCAGGATTCCCCTGCACAGCACAGCAGGGAATGAGAGAGTATTGCTAAAGTAGTTCCGGTAGCAGCAACACTGTTCTAACGCTCTGACGTATCAGAGAATCAGAACAGTATAGCTAAAGTTTCGTTGTCGTTTCTCCTGTCGAGTGTTGATCGTTATCGTAGCCGTCTGGCTTGCTGGTAATCGTGGTTTCATTCATAGTCTTCTGTCGTCTCCTTCTTGTCTAATGCTCCAATAATATACAATCGTTAAGCGTTGTGTCTACAAGAAAATGCTAGTTTGCGGGAATTAGCTATCTTGCCAGAGGGGAATTATTTTATCTATGAGAAATCGAGACGCATAGGAAGGCATCAGGGATGCAGGCAGGATCAGCAGACATGAGCGATGAAAAGTTACGTGAAAGTAGTATTCAACTAGGGACACGGCTTTACATCGGCATCTACGAAACTACGAAACGCTCTAGGATGCCCTAGGACGCATCGAAAGCTAACCGTCCGCTATGATCGTATTGCAGGAGCCATCAAAACGGCTCAGGGATGCCGTAGCGATGCGCCAGCGATGCGCGAAGCTCAAGACAACATCCTGTTTTGACAGCTTCGCTCAGGGAAGTTGAAATAGACTTCCTCGTTTCAACTTCCCTGAGCACGCGAAGCGTAGACAGGGTAGGACAGGTAGACCTTCCTGACGGTTGCAGTCATTCCCTCTCAGTGCAACGGGAGTGCGAAGCACGAGCGTTGCACCATGAGTGAAGCTTTAGCGAACTATCTACAGGTAATCAGTGTATCGAAGATACTCTACTGGTAACGTCGGCTCCTTTTCGTTCACCGTTTCCGTCTCGTTTTCGTTATATCTTACACTGCTGCGAGAAGCCCAAAGTAGCTATCAAAACGTCATGGGTACTGCTTTCGATGCCTACAAGTTCAAATGCGGAAGTCCGTCCGCGTTGCTTCCTCTGAAAAACTCGTAGTTATAAATAGTTTGTAGGTTTCATTTGCATTAGCTCTGCTCATATACGAAAATACTAGCTACCGAATTACAAAAAAGGAGACATGAAGACTACGAAACGATACAAGAGCGGAGAGGCATACGCCGTGCCTGTCAGTTACGCTCAGGAGCTATGCACGAACGGAAGATACGTGCTGGCGAAGCTGGCGTATATGCAGCGTTACGCCAAGATGCGATTTGACGGTAAAGCATGGTTCGTTCTGCCGATGCGTGTTGCATCTGGTAAAGCTGACCGTAACTCGAAATACCGTGCGCTGGCTCAATACTTCCCTTGGATTGATCCTAGCAGTATCCAGAGGCTTGTAGAGAAGCTTAAGGATGCCGGATACATCAAGGTAGGACAGCACAACGCCAGACAGGGAGATAAGACGTTCTGGTATCACGTACCGGAGAAGGTATGCAAAGCGGTTGCCGCTTCCATTAAGCGTTACTTCAATCCTGCTGAGGCAGCATCGCCCCTCAGCATCAACTGTGCGCTTGTCCTTAACGTCGTCTATCGTGACTTCCATTTGAAAGTTACGAAGCAGGATCAACGTCTAGTGTTCAATTACCGTGCGCTGTCGAGAGACTTAGGTTTGCCTGTCTCGACAGTTCGCAGCGTGTTTGAGAAGTTGGAAGAGCAAGGATACCTGCTGCCTACGGTTGTCAGCGAGGGCAAGGCATACACGTTGAACGTGCCGAATCCCTGTTTATTGAAAGGGAATGGCCAAGGACGCAAGAGCGTATCCAAGGTCATTTACGTTGTCCTCATGGCAGCAGACGACTACAGCACAACGCAGAAGATGCTACAGGAGGGTAACGCCATCAAGCACGAGACGACACGTAAGGGGAAGCTGACTCAGCTACAGATGCTAGAAGAGTTTTACCTATGGCAGATAGAGCGTGAGCAGATTAAGACTGAGAAGAAAGCCGAGCGTGAAGCTGCGAAGCAGAAGCGTGTACGTCGTGCGTGCTTCCCTGACAAGGAAACTCGTAAAGTAGGAGATGCTGCCATAGAAGCCGCATGGGACAAGAAGCTAGAGCGTAGACTACATGAGGTTAAGAGCCTCGCGTTATCAGTATAATTGGAACAGAAACAGAACAGACTATGACAGAAGCAATAGAAATAAAGCCTAAGTTAGAAGAAGCAGAGCAAGAATGTATGTATCAACGTGCCGCGTTAGGTGCGTGGTTCTATGACAAGAAGATTAGCTTAGAGCACGGTAAGTTTTTACCTTGGCTAAGGGCGACATGTGAAGGGTTGAACATGAGCTTTCGTACCGCTCAAAAGTTCATACGTTTAGTAAAGCCTAAGAAATGGGCAAGAGGCAGAAAGGTAGTGCCTAAGAGACGCCGTAAACAGCTTGCTATCAAAGCATCTGAGAACATGCGCCGCTTTACAGACAAGACGCTTGCGCTACTGAGACAAAGAAGAGCGCAAGGAGCTACCTATACTCAGCTAATGCAGGAGTTTGATATATCCTCCAAGGGTACACTTAACTACGCTTTGAACAGAAAGTACGTTACAGCAAAGGCAGCATGAAGACAATTATCTACTCTGGCTACTCAGACAACAACTCTGAGCTAGCCATGCTCACACTACCGAATAAGCAGCAGTACGCGGACAGACACGGCTACGAGGTTGTTACTGACAAGATGGAGTGGGAGCCGTTTAAGGTAGGGGGACTGCTCAGGCTCAGGGAGCTTCTGCCTACCGTAGACAACGTGCTTGCTGTCGGCTCAGACGTGCTCTTTATGAATCACAGGATGACGATAGAGAGTCTTGCTGTAGATGACAGAGCCGTACTCGGCAGAGAGACAATAGGACTGTGGCCTATCAACAATGACGTATTCCTGTGGCAGAACAATACGAAGTGCAGGAAGCTACTGGACAGGATCATTGAGGATGCTCCTATCTGGCTTCGCTATCCTTGGCTGTGGCAAGCTCACCTGTGGGACTTGATACAGGACGTGCCAGAGATTGCAGCAAGCGTGCGTATAGGCGAGCCAAGGGAGGTACAGAGCACAGTACATAATAACGATCTACACCGATGGCAGCTAGGAGACAGGATCATTCACCTACTGGACTGCTCCAATGACGAGAAGGTAGAGCTTTCTAAGGAATGGCTCCCGTATGCAGGAGAGCCAGTCTACACAACTGTCCTGCTAGCTCAGTTCGCACAACTGAGAGAGGCAGCTTAACAATGAAGCTTGTACTAAAGCGCACGGTCTATTCTTCATATCCCTACATTCGTGTCTGTCGTTTCGGTGGGATTCATCAAGAGGACAACATAGACAAGGCAACTACGTTTGATTGTGTCGAGAGTGCTAACGCTTTCCTTACTCAGCACAGGGAACAGCTAGGCAGGTTCACATACCTAGACTACAGTGACGGCAAGATAATCCCTGTATCGCAGGAGCCTATCAGCTACGAGGTGTAGTCTTACGCTTCTGCTTCTTCTCAGCACGCACCCTGTCAGCGTCTACACGCACAGCCTGCCTAAAGGCTGCATCAATAGGCAAGTAGTAGCGCATACGTCCTCTCTTCTCTCTGAATATCAGAGAGTCATTCTTGATGGTCACTACGATAGGCTTAGCCTTCTGCCATAGTACACGGTAGCTGTCTTGAGTTATCCTGCTTACTGCTTTGTCAGTGGTAGTCATCTACACATTATAGCAAACTCATTTCTACAGTTTCTCTGCTACGCTCATATACGAAGCACTTACAAAACGTGCTCCCTCTGAGAAAATAATTTCTTGACGCGATAACTAGTAATCGCTCGACACGGCACGGTTACTAGATAACTTTGGCGTTATGAACATCGTTAGAAACCTTATCGGGATACCCCTCGCGGGTATCGGAATTATCGGCGTTATCCTTGGACTGGCAGCGGCATCAACTAACTTCCTTGTGGGAGGGGCATTCTTTCTGATTGTTGGCTTGTCGATTTGCATTTTCCTTAAGCGTGTTAGCTGAGTGACGACGCAAGAATAGCCCTCCTTGCCATTGCAGCAGGGAGGGCTTTTTGCTGTACTGAGCCAATGAATCAACCTGATCTACCCGCATGGGCTTACTGGCTCCTTGTGCCAGTAGTGGTAGTCCTGCTGATCCTGTACGCGGTTATCAGGAGCGACAGTAGGCCAAGGTACGATAGGCCGAGACGAAAGAAGAAGTAACAGCCTCTACAGCAGTTCTTTTTGCTGCGAACTGGACTCAGCTTTTGCCTTCTTAAAGTTCAAGTCTGGCTCTACATCAGGGTGTAGTGCTCTCTGAGTTTGGTTTAGTAGACCTTCAATCGTCAGGAGTTGAATACGAGGATACTTCTGCCCGATAAACTCACCTTTCTTAAGGTGATTCTCTCTCTGGTAGAAGCCAGCAGTAGCAGCGTCAGCTATCATGCCCTTGGTAGGAGTCTCTAGGGAGATGAATATACCTATATCTGCCTTCTCACGTTCTCTTACTGCCATCAGGGAGCGTATGTCATCAGCTTTGATGTTGCCTCCCCCCTTAACGCTAACGATGATCTTGAGCACCCTGCTGCACTAGGTAGTAGTCTGCGATAGGCTCTGTGTCTCCGCAGACAGAGCAGCATTTGTCCGTACCTGCCTTTTTGATTATCGCTCTGGTTTGTTCTGCCTGCACAGGGTCAAACTTTTCCAGCAGGGAGAACCATTCGACGGTATGAGGGGTGACGCAATGAGCCATGCCCTAAGCTGTCACGATGCAGGCAAAAAGAAAGCCCTCCTGCATCGCTGCTAGGAGGGCTGATCTTGGTTAGGGTAGGTTATTTCTTGAGGGCGAACGTAGCAGGAGCAACACGCTTCGCGGCCTTCTTACCTGCACCAGCGTAAAAGAACGCGGTTACGTTGGCTGGCTTGTTCCCGGTAGCAGCAGCTATCTCTGCAATCTTGGCCCCTGCCTTGCCCTTGGACGCGAGAAAGGAAAGGATGGCTGCACCTACTGCCCCTCGCTTGCCCTTGGCCTTCTTAGGAGCCTTCCTTGCTCCTGTAGCTTTGATGTCAGAGACAGTGCCGATAGGCCCGATGTTTCTTGGCTTACGTCCACGCTTCGCGGTCTTAGGTGCAACGGGTGCTGCTGACGTGACGCCAAGGTTTACTAGCTGAGCTTCGAGAGCTTCTACGATGCCTCTAGCTTCTTTAAGTTTGTGCGTGACCGCTTCAATCTCTTTATCCTTCTTCTCTTTGAGAAGTTCTGAGAGTTGAGTGTAAGACAGACTGTTTAGGACAGTCTCCATTGCCTTAACTTCGCTCGCTATTTCCTTTTCGTCTTTCTTAGTTGGGGTATTGGACATGCCGGAAAGCTAGTGCCGTGACTAGGTAACGACAAGATCAAAAAAAATAGGGACTGACGATTAAGCCAGTCCCTATTTCCGCTTACTCTTTCAGCTTAGGCCAGCCGTCTAAGTTCGCTCTGTCTACTGCTAGGTCTAACGCCTTCCTATCGTAGGAGGTATTCTTGCTGTGTTGTATCAGCGGCTTTACCCATCCTGCTTTAGTCAGACTGTTTAGATTAGCTTCGCCTCCTACGTACTGTCTTGCTTGTGGGAGGCGAAGCACCCTAGGAACTATCGCTAACTCTGCATACTTCATGTCTACGCCTTACAGATGCTCTGTAGCACCTTACAGGGTGCTCCTAGGTCTAATCACCTAGGAGCTACTATCACTTTCCTGTCTATTCTGGTTTAGAATCAAACCAGCAAATCAATCGCGTTGTCACTAGGCGCAAGGTGCGCGTAGTGCATCGTAGTAACCTGTACAGTGTCGCCAAGCCATAGAGCAACCTTGTAGATGCTGACGCCAGACTGAGCGAGGATAGAGGCAAAGGTATGCCGTGCGACGTGAGGGCAGAGCCAGCTAAGGTCTACCACGTTTTCACAATCCTCTGACAGCTTCGCCTCTGCGAGCTTGCGCGTCTCCTGCCACCGTCCAGAGAAGTTGTAACGGTACTTACCCGTATTGTCCAAACGCTCAGGCTCCACAATGAAGGTACTGTCTGGCATCTCGAAAGTTTCGAGGAATGCCCTAAACGTCTTGCTGATGGGTACGGTACGGTTTTTCTTGTTCTTAGGGGTAAACGTATCCGTCTTGTGAATGCTGATGAAACCCTTGTCCAGATGGAACCAGTCAGGGCGAGCCTGTACGATCTCATTGAAGCGCATACCCGCATGAAACGCACAGAGCAGGATAAACGTCATGGTGCTATCGTCGCCAGCAGCAGCAATGAAAGCGTCTCGCTGCTCTTTCGTGGCGAACACAGTACGGTTAGGTTGCGTGGCCTTGTTCAACTTGAAAGGCTTGCAAGGGTTGTCAAAGCGCATCCTCTTTTCGACAGTCCACGCCATGACTGCCTTAACCGCACGGATGTAGGAGCGTGCCGAGTTTTCAGACAGAGGCTTGCCGTTTTTCAGGGTGCGCTTGCGAAGCATCCCGTAGAAGCCCTCTACGTCTTCCGTAGTAACGGACTTGGCTTGCTTGTTCTTAACGAACTTGGCGAACTGGTTCAACGCCAGCCGTGCCCATTTCGAGGTATTGCGCGTATGCTTCTCCGTGCTCTCCTTGCTGGCGATGTACTTGCCGATAGTGTCCGTAAAGGTTTCCGTCTGGTGTCCCTCCTTGGCGACAGGTACGGGTGCATTAGCCTTTGCGAGTGCAGCGCGGGTGATAGCGATTGATACATCATCGGTAGCAAGGGAGATGGCGCGACGTTTGCCGTTCTCTTGGATGCGATACCAGAATGTATTTCCACGTTTGTAAATTCCCTGAGCGAGTTTTGGATTAGCCAT